TATATAATTATTTTACACTATATGCAGATACTAAAAATAAAAATAAAAATATAACAAAAATTTTATTATCAAATGATAATATATTTTTTGTTACAAATAAATATGTTAAACTCCAAGTTATTACATATATAGCATCGCCTATTAATGCATTTGGTCCTGACTTTTGTATATAATTTTTAAAATATTTTGTCCATTCTGTATCATAATTTTTAGGCCAATTATAAATTATTAATGCAAACAAACTATCACCGGTTATTTGGACTCCTACCACTATTAATAAAAATATAAATATATTTTTAGATAAATCAAAATGATTAAACAATTTTAATGCTATTATTATACCACAAAATGCATAGAAAAAATCTTGAGCTAATACATTCCATATATTTATTGTTTTATTTGAATACCAATTTCTTACTACATCACCTTTTTTACTAATAAAATAGTAAAATAATGCTAAAGGTATTTCAAATAAAGTAAACGCAGTAATCCAATTTAATAATGTATAATTATTTAAATCCCACATATATTATTTATTTTGATTTTAATTTACTATTATTCTTTTTTTCAATTTGTTTATTTTTTGTTTTATTTTTTCCACCAACTAAATCATCTGCGTCTTGTAATTCTCCTTTAGATGTTTCATAATTATTTATATTTACTAATTCTGCTATTACTGAGATAAATTTATTATTTAATTCATATCTCTGTCCTAAAACTCTTACATTTATAATATCATTTTCATTTATTTTAGAAAATAATTCATTATCAAAATGATGATCTCGTGCAATAAATATAACAAATGGACTTACACTTTCATTTATTTCTGCTCTAATTCCTACTTTTGTAATTGATTTTACTATACAATCAAAAGTCATAGACTCTACTGTATTTGCTACTAAACATTCATAAACAACATCAATTGCAACATTATTAGAAAACAATTCTCCGGATGAATATGATATTAAATTTACAGAACCTTTTTTTACAAAACCCTCATCAATACAAATACCTTCTACTTTTTTTTTAATAATTTTTTCCAATGTATTATATATTTCCGAATTAATATTTTTAAAATTTATTTCTATTTTATCTGATAACATAACTTTTGAATAAATTTTATTTATACTCATCGTTAATATAAATATATAAATATATCTTTAATTTATTCAATTTTAAATTATTCAACAATATTTAATTGATTAATAATTATAATAAATATTTTATTAATCAATTAATTTTTTAGTTTTTTATACTACTTTCGCCTTTGATACTTTTGACTTATTATTAATTAACGCATGATTCATAGAATAAAACCATTTTTTACCATCTTTTCCAATTATATCATAATATCTAAAATATAACTCTGCTATAACACATAAATATGTTCCTAATTTAAATTTCTTATTTAAACTATCATAATGTTCTTTCGGTAAAAACTCATACATAAAAGAATTATATTTATCTTGTATTCTATGAAAATTATTACATATTCTACCATTAGAATATGTTCGTTTTTCACTTAAAAAATATATTATCTTAAAATCATAAAAATCATCCAATTTTTTACCTTCTTCTATATAAGCGTAAGCCGATGGATACAATGACTCATCGACTAAATATTTATTCATAATAATTTTTTGAAATTTATTATAATCCATTTGCTTACCTTCTATTAAATTTATATTACCTTTTTCATCCTTATTTATTAAAAATAATGTATATTTTTCATATTCACTAACATTAGGATAAATTATACCATTTAATACACTTTCTTTGTATTCTATAGTTATTATAGAGTCATCCAAATATTTTTTTATTGATTCAATTATATTTAAATATTCATAATCAGTAACTCTATAATCTTGTATAGTATTAAAAATATACGTAAAGAAATTTATATATAAATCTAATGAAAGATTATCAATTAAAATATGTAAAATAATATTTGCTAATAAATTTACATCATAATTTATAATATTTGTATTTTGATTATTTAAATTAATGACATATGCCATCAAATTATATTTACTTTTTTCTTTCTTTTTTACATAATTTAAATTTCCTTGTATAATATTATTATAATTATTGATTATTTCTATCAATATTTTTTCTCCTTCTTTAAAGTTTTCTTTTACTACTTTTTCTTTTTGAACTTTTATACCTTTTTCTATTTTATCAGGTATTTCATATACAATAGAATCATTTATAGTATCTAGTTCAGTACTTCTATTATAAATTGATGTATTTTCATAATCCAAATCAAATGGTTGATAAATATATAATTCATCAATATTTATTAATCTTCCTTTTCTATCAAATTTATCTACTATTATTTGTAAATCATTATTTATTAACTCATCTAATACATTATTTATTGCTAATAATGAAAAATCTTCTTTCATATTTATTAAAGAAATTAATTCTACTTTACTATAAAAATAATTTTCTTTATACAAATCTTTTATTAAGTTTATTATTTTTGTATTTATTATTTCTAAATACGTATCATTAAATGTTTTTAAATTATCTTTTTCATACTCTTGTAAATTAGTATCATCTTTATTTGGATAACATTTATATTCACATGTTTCCATGTAATCACATAATGAAGTAAATGGTTTATCTCCAATATTATAATCTATTGAATTATTATTTGATAATTTTAACTGTAATTTATTATTTACTATTTGCGAAAATTTATCTTGATTAAATAATGTTAAATCATAATTTAAATGACAATCTACACTTATTTCCTTCATTAATCTTGTTACTTTTCCTATTAATTTTGCTTTTTCTTCAGCTTTTCTATAAATTAATAAATCAACTGTTTCTATTGTTGGATTAGATAAAATTGAAGCATACATATAAATTTGGACATTTCTTTCAATTAATGACAAATCTTTATGACTACAAGTTCTTACACCTCTTCCTATTATTTGTTCTATTCTATTTATATTATACCATGGCTCTAATATATGAATTTGTCTAATATATTTAAAATCTAAACCTTCACTACCAGCACTCGATATTAATATTACCTTTATTTTTTCTCCATTTACATTATTTATATCATTACAAGCTTTTAATTCTTCTTCTTTATTTGGAGAAAGAACTTTGTCTCCAGTTATCATTATGTATTTAGCACATTTGAATTTACTATTTTCTTTAATTGCTTCACTTTTAGATTTATAAGAATATATATCTAACTCTTCAACCGGTGGTTTCGCTAATAATGATTTTGAATTTCCATATCTTTTGAAACCATAAGATTCTAATGCTAATGCTAATGGTATTAACCCCCCATCTATAAATTGAGAATATATAATTATTGGACCATTTGAATTTTCAATGGAATCTATTATATTTGATATTTTAGAACTATATTTTACTAAATTTTCTCTCAAAAATATATTTGGTATGCTACTATCTATAAATTTATAATTAAATCTATAACCCAATTTTAAATCTTCTTCATAAGACATAATATTTGATAAACCTGTTTTTCCAACTAATTTTTTTATATCTATTTTCAATGATAACATTTCTTCAATCGATGCAGTTTCTAATTCTTTATTTGGATATACTATATTTAAAGATTCTACCGGTTTTAATAATAATGTATATTTATAAGAATCACTATCATCTTTGAAATCTGTTTTATTTACTATATAATTATATACTCTCTCTTGATAATCATTTAACTTTGATAAATATAAATCAAAAAAATCTATTTTTGTATCTTCTTCTAATCTATTTCCAATTATATTATTTATAGGATAATTAAAACTAGGATTTTTTGAACTTTTTACAATATCAAATAATTCTGGTAATATTCTATATGGAAAAATAAATGGATTATCTCCTTTTACATAACTTACATAACCATTTAATTTTCTTCTTAATAAATCTTTACCTATTTCATTTCCATCCTGATCTTCTACAAATGAACCATCTTTATTAAATACATCTTTTATATCTATTAAACTTCGTTTATCATTTGCATTTAATAAATTTGTTAAAAATATTATTTCTTTATAATCATTATACATTGGGGTTGCTGATAATAAAACCAATTTTAAATTATTTACATTTTTTATTAAATTTTCTACTTGTTTTGCAACCAATTTATTCGAATTGTCTTTTGTATCTCTTATATTATGAATTTCATCAATTATAACTAATCTATTATTAAAAAATTTTTCTAATTTATTTTTGATTAATAAATTTTGTTTCTTTTTACTTATTCTTGGATTCTCTTTTAAAATATTATTTATATTTGAATGTTTATTTATCAAATTAGCTAATTCAATATATCCTATAAATGTATAATAATTATTTATTATATTATCAACTAATTTTATAACTTTTGATTTTGAAATTTTAGATTGAAGTGAATTTATTTCATCTAAAATATTTTGACCAGCACAATTATTTATAACCCAACGTTCATTTTCATATTTTAATTTTGTTTCATCAAATAATTGCATCCTAAAATTTAATTGCACATTTGGAGATGCTACTACTAAAATTTGTTTTTCTAAACCATTATATTTCATATAACTTCTTGTTTCTTCTGCTATACCAATCGCTGAACAAGTTTTACCTGTTCCTAATCCATGAAATAATAATATACCATTATATGGTGTAAATTCTGATAAGAAATTTCTTATAAAATTTTGATGTGGCGCTAATTCAAACCCTTTATTACATAATTTTTCTGCCTCTTCTTCTATATTTCCATTTATATTTAAATTATAATTATATTCATTAAATTCTTTTTTATTACTTATATTTAAGCTAAAATTTTTATCATCTAATTGAGGATATAAATAATCCATCATAAACATTTTTCCATTTTCTTCTATTCTTTCATTTGAACTTTCATTAAGTAATTTTCTATTTAATAACTCTAATGCATTTAAAAAATATTGAGCATCTTTTTTACTAATTAATTTATCTTGATTTCTTTCTAATAAACTTTTATCAAAATTAAAATTATTAATATTGTTTTTAAACAAATTATGTAATTCTAAATTTTGTTTTCCTACAACTTGATTTTCTAAACTTTCTACTACTTCTTCTTCACTTTCTAATTCATCATCATTATCTTCTTCTGATTCTTCATCATTATCTCGTTCTGATTCTTTGTCTGTGTCTATTTCTTCTTCTTCGTCTTCTTCTTCGTCTTCTTCTTCGTCTTGTTCTAATTCTTTGTCTATGTCTATTTCTTCTTCTTCGTCTTGTTCTAATTCTTTGTCTATGTCTATTTCTTCTTCTTCTTTTTCTTCTTCTTCTTTTTCTTTTTCTTCTTTTTCTTCTTCTTCTTTTTCTTCTTGTTTCTCTATAATAGGAAATTCTATTTTATAAATTTCTTCTTCTTCTTCTTCTTTTTCTTTTCGAGTATTACTCATTATATATTAAATATATAGTTTATAACTTTTTAATAATTTATTTAATTCAAATAATATTTTCTTTTTTTCTATATTATAATTTCTAATATACTTTTCTGCCTCGTCTATATTTACCCATTCAATTTTACTTATTTCAAATAATTGAAATTCTTTTTTTGGTTGATTTGTATTATTTATATATCCTAAAAAATATTTGTGTTTATATGATTTATAATTTGAACCTGTAAAAATTTCTTCTAATGGTAAAATATTTGTTATATTTATTAATTCATTTTTATCATAACCTGTTTCTTCTTCAAATTCTCTTAAACCACAAACCATATCTCTCTCTTGATAATTTCTTCTACCTTTTGGAAATCCCCATTCTGGTTCTAAATATTTTTCAACACATAAATTAATTATATCTTCTAAATTATAAAAATCATTATTCAATTTTATACCACTTTTTAATAGTTTAAACTTGTATTTTGAAGTTTTTTCTTCATTTTTATATTGATTTGTTATATGTGTTCCCCATAGATAATTCCATAGTTTATCAAATTCACTATTTAATATAAAATCTCTCTCTATTACCGTCATTTTATCAAATAAATTTATTAAATAATTTTTATCTTCTAAATTATATTTACCTCTCATAAAATCTACAAATGCCAAACTATCTTTTCTTCTTATCAATAATATCTCAGTGTTATTATTTCTTTTTCTTATTGCTATAACACCTATTGACGTAATTGGAATTTTACATTGATGAAATAAATGACCTAGCTTACCACAATTATTGCAAAATGTATTTTTCTTTGAATTCATTTTTCGTTTAACTATATATGTTGTAATTATGTTTTTATATGCTTTTGTATAAATCTCTCTCGTAAAAGTTTAAATTTTAACTAAATAAGTTTTTTAACAAGTTATTTAATATATTTATAAATAAATTATGATTACATACTTAGATGAGAAAGTTTGGGGACCATTATATTGGAAATTTTTATATACAGTTGCTTTAACATATCCAAATCATCCCAATGATGTTACTAAAAGAAAATATTATGATTTAATAATGAATTTCCCTTTATTTTTACCTAATGAAAATATGGGTAATACATTTTCTAAATATTTAGATAATTATCCTCCACAGTCTTATTTATCAAGTAAAGAAAGTTTAATAAAATGGGTATGGTTTATCCATAATAAAATAAATATTTTCTTAGGTAAGCCAGAAATGGGATATTACGAAGCAATGGATGCATTTTACGAAGATTATAAACCAAAAGAAGTAAAAAAAAAAGAAGAACAAAAAAATAAACACAAATATATTTTTATAACTACTATATTACTATTAGTTTCTTTGATTATATTTTTACACTTTGGTAATAAGTAAACTATTTATAATATATAATTTTCAATACCAAATTCATAAAAATAAAAGAAAAAGAAGTCAAATAAGATAAATTTATTTATCTTTTTAAAATAAATAGTAAGTTTATATAATTATAATATACTAATTATATAAATTATGAAACTAGAACTGTTTATAGGAATAATAGTTTTAATTTTTGTAGCAAATATTTATTTTGAAGGTAAAATTTTAGCAAAAATTAAATCATATAGTAAGTATTATAAAATGGCAATTATAGGATTTGTTGGATTATGTGTATATTTTTATTTAAAAAGAAGTCCACAAAATGCTAAAGAATTTTTTACAAATGCAAATGGATATATTAAATATTTACCAATAGATAGACATACTACATCTATATTGGCACCAATTATTGATTTTACAGGAAAAACAATAGGAGATTCAATCAATAGTAATTACAATAAAGTAAATCAAAATCCATATAATAACTTAACAGCACAACAAAGAAAAATTCTTAATGATTCAAAATCAACAAAACGTTCTGTTAGTGAAACCAAAAAGAAATTTGTAGCTTCATCTCAAAACTGGCAATGTAAACATTGTGGATGTAAACTACCAGCATGGTTTGAAGTTGACCATATAACAAAATTAGAATATGGAGGTTCAAATAATGTAGATAATTTGGTAGCATTATGTAGAGACTGCCATGGTAAGAAAACTGCTCTAGAGAATTTATAAATAAATTATTTATTATTATATATAATATATTAATAATATAATCATGGATTCTACCGAAGTAATTAACGAAATAAATTTAAGAAAGAGAGCAGAAAAAATTTCCAGAGATATTTTTTCAATATTAATAGATAAATTTAGATTTATTAAAGATCAATTTGCTAATATATTAAATATTATTGTTAATTCTCCAAATTATAAATATTATATCAGCATTTTATTGACTTTAGTTTTTATACTTTTAGTAATTTTAACTAATTTAATTAATGTCCCGGATAAATATGTACAGATTATTTCATTATTATTGGGAGGAATTATTATAAGTATTTTTTACTTTTTTGTTTATAGAAACGAACAAGAAACAAATGAAGGTTTAGCTGTTAAAGGAGATAATGGTATTTTTTCTGTATTATATAATAAGGAAAATAAAAAATTAGTAAAAAAAAAAGATATTATTGGAAAAGATGGTAAGCCAATAAAAAATGATAAGAATGAAAAAATACAAAAAAATGTATTTGATTCGAATAATTTTAAAAATACTATTATACAACCAATAAAAAATTTAATAAAGTTTTTTTCATACATGCTTTTAAGCATTATATTAATAGTTTTATCTATAGTTTTTATATATAATTTGTATATTAATTATCAGTATTTATATAATTTTACTAAAATATTTTTAGGATTTGCAATTGTAATTATAATACTAGCTATTATAGCAAAAAGTTTTTCAGTAGTAGTTAAAAATTGTGAAGATAGTGAAAACAGTATTATTAGATTTTTATGTATTATCAAAAATATTATCTTTTTTATTCCTTGTTTACTTGTTATATTTACAGATGAAATAAATAAAGATATAAAATCAACACCATCATCTGTTTATTTATTATTTATTTTATTAATGGTTTTTGTTTCTTCATTTATAGGCTTACCAATGTTATTTCAATTTATTAGCAGTATTAATAAACATAATTTATTATATGAACCTCATGATTTAGACAAAAGAAAAGTAATTGGTAAATATCAAGATTTTAATGAAGAACAAAACACATTAAAATATAAATTATTTCCTCCTGGAACAAAATACACTTTATTAGATGATAATAAAGAGCAAGATTTTAATATTAAAGCAGTATCTGGATATTTAGGAGACAAAAAATTTAAATATAAATATACTTACAGTATAAGTTTTTATCTTTACTTAAATCCACAACCAAAAAATACAAGCTTAGCATATAATAAAGAAACTGAATTATTTAACTATGCTAATAAACCAGTTATCTTATATGATGGAAATAAAAGAAAATTATTAATTAAATCAAAAACACAAACAAGTGAAGGAAGTCAAACTGATACTATTTACGAAACTAAAAAAATTAAATATCAAAAATGGAATTTTATCACTATTAATTATGATAATAATACAATTGATGTATTCATTGACGGTAAATTAGTAGGTTCCAAGAAAAATGTTCCACCTTTTTTTGATGATGACAAAATTACTATTGGAGAAGATAATGGAATTCAAGGAAGTATAAAAGAAATATCTTATTATAATACACCTCGTCCACCTAGTAATATTGAATTTATGTATGATTTAACAGTAAAACCGGGCGAAAAAGAAGTAAATTCAATACATGATATGTTAAATCATAAAATACAAAAAAATCTTCCTTTTTAATTAGATATTTTAGTAATTATTATAACCAAATATAAAATAATATAATAAAAAATATTATATTAGTTTATATTAAATAATAATGAAAGTATCAAACATCATCATTATAACAATATTAGTTTTAATAGTAGTTTTTTTAATTGCCAAAATATTCTTTGTAACAGATATAATTTATGACATTATGTGTGATGCCAATCTTTTAGCAAATACTCAAGAAACAGATTCATCAATTCAATCATTTTTTGTAACAAATAAAAATGTAATTGCAAATAAAGATTTCAATGAAAATAATACTTCTAATTTTATGTTAAGTGTATGGTTCTATATTGATAATTGGGGAAATGCTATTTCCAAAGAAAAAAATATCCTTTATGTATCTACAAATTCGAACTCAATAACACTAGGCGAATTACAAACTGATCTAGTAGGTATGAGTTCATCACATGAACCAGAATTTACTGATCCTCCTTACAAAAATTTAAGTATTGGTTTAGATAAATATGAAAATAATTTATTTTTAGATATTGAAACATACTCAGAAGCAGAAAGTGCTCCTGCTAATGGAGGATCAAAATTTACCAGATATAAAATTAAAAATATTCCAGTTCAAAAATGGAATTGTTTAACTTTATCTGTTGATACAAAAACATTTGATGTTTATCTAGATGGCAAATTAAGAAATTCATTTATTTTACACGGAATATACAGAAATAAAATGGAAAATAATAAACGTAAAAATATCTATATTGGTAATTTAGGCGATCCAAATATTGGATTTGAAGGTTACATTACTAGAATAAGATATCAACCTAACGCTATTAATCCACAAGAAGCATATAACATTTACAAAGATGGAATCAGCGCCTCTCTCGCAAAATCTATGTACAATAAATATGGATTGAAAGTGAGTTTCCTTGAATATGACACAGAACGAGGCTCCTTTACTATCTAATGATATTGATAACAATTTTTCAAAATATTTTTAAAAAATTGTTATAATAATAAAAAAAAATATTCTAAAAAAAGAAACAATTTAAAGGTTTTGAAAAAAAATTATAAAATTATAAAATTATAAAATTATAAAATTATAATATAAATATAATAATAATGGATAACGTTAATGATTTATTAGGTAAAGCAAAAAAAAATATAGTAGCTTATACTCCTTATGGAAGTGAGAATTTTATTTCATCAGGAAGAGAATTCTTAAATTCCAATACATTAATTGCCAAAGCAACATTCTTATTGCTTGCTATCATTTTATTTATATTTTTATTTTATGTATTTAGTAGAATTATTATTTATTTTTTAACTCCGTCTGAAAATCCTTTTATTATTAAAGGTATGAAAGATGCTACACAAGCGATGAGTATTCCACAAACATTTGCTGATAAAAGCTCAGTCCCAATTTATAGAAGCAAAAATGAATACGATGGAACTGAATTTACTTATGCATTTTGGATGTATGTAAATGATTTAACATATAATGAAAATAAAGATTTTAAACATGTTTTCCATAAAGGTTCTTCTGGAAATAGTGAAGATAATTTTGACGGGGTATATGGTCCCAATAATGCGCCAGGTGTTTATTTATATACTGGTAAAAAAAATCTTTCTGATAATTTATTAGAGAAATATCCAATATTAGGAATGTTAATTAGAATGAATGTATTCCATGATAGTGATAATATAAATAGTCCATATAAATATTTTGATGATATTTATGTTGATGGTATACCTATTAAAAAATGGGTTAGTGTTGTTATTAGAGTTACTGGACAAAATATAGTTGATGTTTATGTAAATGGAACTTTAACAAAAAGACACAAATTATCTAATATAGTTAAACAAAATTATGATAACATATACATAAATCTAAATGGTGGATTTGGAGGCAATCTTTCTAATTTAAGATACTATAATTATGCAATTGGAACATTTGAAATATATAGAATTACATCAGAAGGACCTGATTTAACTATTGCAGAAAATACAAGTCTTCAAAAATCCAAACCTTTCTATTTATCTTCACAGTGGTATTTTGATAATACTGATCCTTTACGTAACTAATTAAAATTAAATACATAAAGAAAGATAATTATTTATTATTGATTATATATAATTAATAATAAATATGGTATACACTAATCATGTAGATGCATCTAGAACACATTTTATATTATTTTCTTCCAATTATAATGATGATTTAAGTTTTATTGGAACAAAAATTAATATCAAAACCTATATTCCGAGAGAAATAGCAACAGATAGTAATTACTATCAATTTGGCAATAAGGTATTTAATGAAAATGATTTTGGAAGTGAACTATTTAAAAATAGAGTAATTTTTTCTACAAAAATAAATGATGATAGTAAACGATCAATTACACTTTTAACTCAACAAAATTTATTTCATAATATAAAATTTATACAAAAAGATAATGACTTTAATAAACCTAGAATATTGTTCATTAAATATAATATTACTAACAATATTAGTAATAATAATCAATATTTATTTAATTCTGTTGATAATAAAACTGATCTATCAAATATTAATCTTACTGATATTTCTTTAAATATAAATAATACTGATAATGAAATTCTTGGAATTAATGATTCTACTTATTTAAATTTATCTAAATTATCCTACTTTTTTAATATTTATAAACCATTTGTTAATAGTGACTACTTTAAATTCAAATTTTCTGATTTTATAGATTTGAGTTTTACATTACAAAACAATACTAATATTAGCGAATATAACAAAAATTTATTAAAAATTAATGCTAAGAATATTAATTTAAAAAATAATTTTGCTACCAACAATTTAATTAATTATGATGAAAATAATTTTACTAATTTATTTAATTTTGATCACTTAGGTCCTATACATACTAATTTATCTGCTTTGGATGTATCTACTGTTTTTCCTTTTAAATTTAATGAAAATAATGAATATAAATTTGATAATATTCTTTTATATAATAAAATTGATAATATTTCCAGTATTAAATATAATTTAAATTATCCTAATTTTTCGTCAAATTCTGATATTATAGATTCATATTCTGATATTTGTATTAATTTTATTATCTTAAAAGGTTATGATTATTTTTCAAAAGAATATGGAAAAATTTATTTAACTAGTGATTTTACTTTCATAAATTCTAGAGTTTTGGATTATAATAATAATTTCTATTCAACTAATGTTATTAATAGATCAGGATTAGATAGTTCTATGGTATATTTATCATTAGGTAATGCTATAACTGGTATTACTCAAAAAAATTTATATACAAATATAAAACTAGATATTCAATCAGAAGAAATAACTACAAAAAATCAAAAATCAAAAAAATATGGTGCAATAAATAAAATATATTTTACTAGTTCTGTAAATTCTATTAATGTCGATAATAAAATTAAAAATAGAAATTATTTATTAGATGAAAATTATAATTACAATTATACTAATATACTTTATAATAATATTCAAGAATCAAATAAAAAAAATCTCAATTATAATTTATTAGATTTTTATCATAATTATAATTCGGATTTTTCACAAAATATTTATAATCATCGTTTTAACTCACTAGGTTTACTTAATAATGAAATTAGTAGCAATAAATTTGATATTAGTTATGTTAATACTAACAATGATTTTTTTATAACCAATAGAAGTGATATTTCTTTCTTAGATTTAGAATATAAATTTAGATTTAACAATATATCTATTAATTCAAACAATGCAAATACTGTATTATTAAATCAACCAATTTCTAATAATTCTTTAAACTATGATTTTAGGTTCAATTATGATACTATTTTTAATTTAGATATATATTACACCTTAAATTATAATTATGGTTCTGATATTAATGATTTATCTTTTGAAAAATTAAATGATTATTCGTCTAAATTATTACTCAATTTTCATAAAATTATTTCAACTAGTAATTTTGTTACACCAACAGGAAGTGATTTTACAAATGTTGATTGTATTTTTATTTATTATAACCCATATGATGATAATACACCTGAACAATTTAGATATCCATACAATAATATTGAAATTAGTAATAATCCAAGTATTGATACCTTATCTAGATCAATTGAATTATTACCCGGCGCTAATACATCAGTAACAAATACAACATTTATTCCTGCAAGAAATGGTAGTAATTTATCTAGAAAAAGAATTCAAGGATTAATTGGATTAAATGATATTCCAGGACTTTTATCAATAGAACCTTATGATGAAAATTTTATTACTGGTAGAGGATTTTTAAATCAATATCAAATTGAAGATGAATGTAAAACAGATATTGATAAAGTTGAAAATAAATTAAATTCACAAAAACACATATCAGTTAAGAATCCTATAGTTAATAATTTGAATACTAATAAAATTTCTAAATCAAAAAATTTTGCTAATATTGTTAGAAATAGAAAACAAAATCAAAATATATCTAGAACAGAAACATGTAAAACAGATCCTTCAACTATACAAAATTATACTACACCTTTTACAAATCCCTTATGGAAAAAAAGATAAAAACCATAAATATTTTTTTAAAATTGATAAAAATATTTATGTAAAAAGTTTTAAGATAAAAGATATTATAATATTAAATGACATCTTCAAGTGAAGATGAAGCTCCCAAAAAAATACCAATGAAATTTAAATTGTTTAAACTTTATGATTTTAATATATATGATGGATTTAGCAAACAAACAGATTTAAATCAATCTAATTTTGACCGTTATAAAGATAATAAAAAATTTATCATTCAAATGTTTGGTATTAATTCTTCTGGACAAACCGCATCAATTTTAGTAGAAGATTTTAATCCATTCTTTTATATTAAAGTCGGTAATAATTGGACGGAATCTACTAGAACAGAATTTGTAGGACATATTAGAAAAAAAATGGGAAATTATTATGAAGATTCTATTGTTGAATCTAAACTAATTAAAAGGCAAAAATTATATGGTTTTGATAATCATAAATTACATAATTTTGTTCGTATTAGTTTCACAAATAATGGAGCATTTAATAAAGCTAAAAAAATGTTTTATTTAGATACTACTAATGAAAATGGTTATTTTAACAGAGAATTAATAAAAGAAGGTTATGTGTATCAGAATACTAATTGTTATCTATACGAAGCAAATATTCCACCATTATTAAAATTATTTCATATGCAAGAAATTAGTCCTTCAGGATGGATATTATTACCTAGTAATAAAGTAATAAATGTAAATAAAAAAACTACACATTGTGCATATGAATATATTATAAGTCATAAACACATTAAAAAAGCAGACAAAGATGATATTGTTAAATATAATATTTGTAGTTTTGATATTGAAGCAAGTAGTAGTCATGGTGACTTTCCTGTTCCAATAAAAGATTATAAAAAATTAGCAACCAATATTTTACAATATTATAACGAATTAGAAGATAAAGAAAATTTAACTAATGAATTATTTGAAAAACAAATATCCGCTGCTTTTGGTTATGAAGATATTAATTATATAGACAAGGTTTATCCAAAACTAAAAGAAATTGGAAAAGAACAATTAAATAATATTTTTGATAATTTTATAAAATATATTCCTGCTAATGATAAAACTAGAAAAGATTATAAATTAGAAATAGAAGAATCTGATTCTGAATCAGATAATGATGATAATATACACACAGAATTAACAAAAAAAACTAAAACAGTAAAAAAATATAATAAAAATGCAAATATTTTTGAAATTATTAAAGATGATAAATGTGAATATGAAACAAAATTATTAGAATTAAATAAATCGCTTACAAAATTTTATCCAGAATTAGAAGGCGATATAGTAACCTTTATTGGTATGTCATTTATTAATTATAGTGAAAAAGCCCCATATATTAGATATATTATTGTAAAAGGTGGATGCAAAATTCCTGATAAATATAAAAAATGGGTAAAAGATAATAATGTTAAAATTATTGAAAAAACAACAGAAAAGAGTGTATTATTAGAATTTACTAAAATTATTAAATTTGAAAATCCACATATTATTACTGGTTATAATATAAACGGTTTTGATTTTGATTTTATGTTTAAACGTTCTAAGGAAATTGGTTGCACTCAAGATTTCTTAAAATTATCAAGAAATATTGATGAAGTATGTATTAATAAAGATTGGCGAACAGGCGAAGAAGATATTGCTAAAAATAAAATTGTTTTGGCAAGCGGCGAATATAATTTAAGTTTTATTAATATGCCAGGTAGAATCATAATTGATATGTGTGTAATTTTTAGAAGAGAATTTACATTAAGTTCTAATAAATTAGATTATGTATCATCTTATTTTATAAGTGATAGTGTTAAAAAAATAGAAATAAATAAAGAAAATAACACTACTGAAATATTCAGTAAAAATTTAACTGGTTTAACTATTGGTTGTTTTGTTAAATTTGAAGAAATTAGTCATTCTATTAATAGTTATAAAAAAGGTAAAAAATATGAAGTATTAGATATTAATTTAACTAATGCATCTTTTACTATTAATAGTGTTGAAGAATTAGATCTTATTAATTATAAAATTAATTGGGGATTAGCCAAAGATGACGTATCACCCCAAGAAATATTTGAATTAGCAAATAAATCGGACTTTGATAGATTTACTGTCGGTAAATATTGTCTTGGTGATTGTGACAATGTTATTTGGCTATTACTTAAAATTGATGTTATAACTGATAAAGTTGAAATGTCTAATTTATGTGATGTTCCATTAAATTTCTTACTTCTTAGAGGCCAAGGAATAAAATTACAAAGTTATGTTTCTAAAAAGTGTGGAGAAAAAAATACATTAATGCCTGTTATTGAAAAAGAACTAGCCGATGATGGTTATGAAGGTGCACATGTTTTTAATCCTAAAACTGGTTTATATTTAGAAGACCCAGTTGCTTGTGTTGATTATAGTTCTCTGTATCCTTCATCTATGATTAGTGAAAATTTATCACACGATAGTAAGGTTTGGACAAAAGAATATGATTTGAATGGAAATTTAATTAATTCTACCGGAGAACAAGACAAAGATGATAATTATATTTATGATAACTTACCAAATTATACTTATGTTGATGTTAAATATGATACTTACAAATATTCTAGAACTAGTGCTAAATCTGCTGCTAAAAAAATTGTAGTTGGCTATAAAATTTGTAGATTCGCACAATTTCCAGAAGGCAAAGCAATTATGCCTGCTATATTAGAAGAATTATTAGGTGCTAGAAAAGCAACTAAAAAATTAATGGGTAAAGAAGAAGATCCGTTCAAAAAAAATATTTATGATAAACGACAATTAAGTATTAAAGTTACTGCTAATTCATTATATGGCCAATGTGGTGCAAAAACTAGTGCTTTTTATGAAAAAGATGTTGCGGCATCTTGTACTGCTATCGGTAGAAAATTACTATTTTATGGAAAAGATGTAATTGAAGGTTGTTATGATAATATTCAAATAACTGTTTCTGATGGTACTAAAGTTATAACCAAAGCAGAATGTGTTTATGGTGATACTGATTCTGTATTCTTTAAATTTAATTTAAAAACTACTGAAGGAAAAAGAATTATTAATAAACAAGCATTAATTTATACTATTGAATTAGCAAAACAAGCTGGTGAATTAGCAACTAAGTTCCTTAAAAAACCTCATGATTTAGAATATGAAAAAACATTTTGGCCATTTAACTTATTATCTAAAAAAAGATATGATGGTATGTTATATGAAGAAGATCCTGAAAAATGTAAATTAAAGTCAATGGGTAATGTATTAAAAAGAAGAGATAATGCACCTATTGTAAAAGATATTTATGGTGGTGTCGTAAATATCTTAATGAAAGATAAAAGTCTTCCAAAATCAATTAAATTTGTAAATGAATCATTAAAAAATATGATTGAAGAAAAATATCCTATTGAAAAATTATTAGTTACTAAATCCTTACGTGGATATTATAAAAACCCTAAACAAATAGCACATAAGGTTTTGGCAGATAGAATTGGATTAAGAGAACAAGGTAGTAAACCAGGTGCTGGCGATAGAATGAATTATGCTTATATTAAAAATGAAAATAAAAAAGCATTACAAGGTGAAAAAATAGAAACTCCTGAATTTATTAAAGATAATAATTTAAAATTAGATTATGGACATTATATTAGTAATCAAATAATGAAACCATTATTACAATTATTTGCATTAGAATTAGAAAATATTAAAGAATTTAAAGATAAACAATTTTATATTAAAGAATATAATGATAAAAAAACATTAACCTGGGAACAAGAAATAGAAAAATTAAAAACTAAATGGCCTGAACCAGAAAAATATAATAAAAAACTTGAAGAATTGCGATGTAAAGAAGTTAAAGCCTTGATATTTGATAAATTTCTAAAGGAATTAAAATAATAAAATAGAAATAAAATTATATATTTTTATTTTTATTTCTATTTCTATATATGATATATTCAGATTCTTTTTCAACTCAACAACTAAATTTAATTAATCATGTAATAAATAATAATTTTAAAACTATAGAAGAAGCATTTCGCAATAATGATGATCATGATAGTTATTATTATAATCAATTTAAAAGATTATCAAATTTAAATGATACAATTATTGATCCTTATTCTAAGACAAAAATATCAAAAGAAGAATTAGCAAATAAATATATAAAACAATATTATGATGCTTTAACGGAATTAAATCCATATGATAAAAAAAATGAAGTTATACTTAGTAATATAAAACAACACTATATGAATAATTTATTACATTCTATGTCTATAAATAATTCAAATAGACCTATTAGACCTATTTCAGCAAGAACTAATAGTATAGATGAAACATTTAGTACTATTAATGATAGTGTTGATAGTGTTGATAGTGTTGATAGTGTTGATAGTATTAATACTATACCAGTATTATATACTCTAAGTCCAACACAATATTCATCAAATGGTGGTTTAAAAATCATGAATAAAATGAATACAAAAAAACACAAAAAACAAAAAAAACCAAAAAAATATAAAAAATATAAAAAGAAATCTAAAAAGAAATCTAAAAAGAAATGATTATTTACTAACAAATAATTTTATTATTTGTAGTAATTTAAATATCTCTTGATAATATAATATGAAATATAAAATTTCTAAAAATATTACAAATAAAAATTTAACTAAATTTTCAAAAAAGTTTAATAAAACACAAAGTAATAAAGTTCTTAAAAATATTAACACAAAAGGCAATTTTGAAAATTTAATTATTAAATCTGACTACTTACAAAACAAAAAAAGAACATTTAAAAATATAATAAATACTGAAACTAAAATTACTAACCAACATCATAGTGGTAGATGTTGGATTTTTGCTTTTTTAAATGTTATTAGAATTCCTATGATAAAAAAATATAATTTAAAAGAGTTTGAGTTTAGCCAAAATTATCTCTTTTTTTATGATAAATTAGAAAAAGCTAATTATTTCTTAAATTTTATGATTAAAAACAAAAATACTAATTTAAACGATTTAAAAATGATTTATATGTTAGATAATTTAACTAATGATGGAGGTCAATGGAATATGTTTGTTAATTTAATAGAAAAATACGGTATTGTTCCAAAAACAAATATGGATGACCATTTTCATAGTAAAAATAGTGAAGAATTAAATAAATTCTATAATAATTTTTTAAGAAGTTCTGCTCATATAATTAAAAATACTAAATCAAGTGATTTAAATAATTTAAAAAATGAATTATTATCAAAATGTTATAAAATTTTAGTTTTATTTTTAGGAGAACCTCCCAAAAAAATAACTTGGGAATATTATAAAAAAGGTAAAAAAAAAGATGTTTATAAAACAGTTGAAGATATAACTCCATTACAATTTTATAAAAAAATAGTACCTTATAATGCTTCTGAGAAAATATGTTTAATAAATTATCCATGTAAAACAGTCCCTTTTTATAAATTATATAATATTGATTTGACTTTTAATGTTAATGAGGGTAAATTACAAAATTATATTAATGTTCCAAATGATATTATGATAGATGCTGTTAAAAAATCAATTGATTCTAATGAACCAGTTTGGACAGGTATAGATACTGATAAATTTATATCCAGAAAACATGGAATTCTTGATATTAATGCTTTTAATTATAATGATATTTTTGGTTTTAATAATATTCTAAATAAATGTGATTCTCTCAATTATAGACAATCTGCTCCTAATCATGCTGTAGTTATTAAAGGATATAATTTAGATAAAGGCAAAACAAATGGATTTTTAATTGAAAATTCTTGGGGAGAGAAATCAGGTTTTAAAGGAAATTATTATATGAATATTGATTGGTTTAAAAATTATACTTTTGAAGTTGTAGTTGATAAAAAGTTTGTTTCTAAAAAAGTGCTTTCTGTTTTAAATAAAAAACCAATATTATTACCTTATTTATCTCCATTTGGTTCATTGTTATTTAAATAAAAATAATAATTTAAAAATTATTTAAATTATTATTTAATGGAAGAAACAATACATATTAATTTATTAAATATTAATCATGATATTACAGAAGAGTGTATGATTTGTAAACAAGAATTATCAAGCCAACCTTGTTATACATTACCCGAATGTAAACACACTTATCATACTTCTTGTTTAGTAAGTTGGTTTAGAAACGGAGATAACAAATGTCCTTATTGTGGTAATAGAGGTATAAATAATACTAGTGTTGATAATATTTACAAACATTATTTCTGTAAAACTGCATTTGAAAATCAATATATAAATGATTTAAAAAAATTTATGAATAATAAAAAAAATATTAATAATAGTTCTGCAATTAAACTAAAAAAAGTTTTTGAAAAAATTAAAAAACTAGAAGATAGTTTAAAACAAAATAAATTAAATTATAAAGCATATAAAGAAAAAATAAAAAATGAACCCGTTTTATATTCTGAATCTCGTAAACGTCTTATAGAATTTAGAAATAATAATTATAAAATAGATAAACAAATCCGTATCGAGAGATATAAATTAATTAATAATAGTTATATTGTTCCTCTTATAGTGCCTACTATCGTAAATATTAATTAAATCTTTTATTTTTTTAATCTAATGAATGGTTGTAATTTATGATTACACTAATTTTCCAATTATTAAAGTTGATTTAAGTGGCTCTATTGCTACAAATGTTGATTTTCAAAGTCTAACTGCGCCTTGGTTAGAATTATATAGTTTAAAAAGAAATTTTGAATTTGAATTTAATACTAAAAATATAGGATTTGTTAATCCTATTTACTGTATATATACAGCTTTATTTATTAAATCTATTAAAAAACAAAAACCACAATATTTATTAAAAAGTAAAATATATGTTTATAATAAATATATTTTTAAATTAGCTAAATATATTTTCTATCTTGAAAACCCGGTTGCTCCAATTGAGTTAATTTTAATTAATGATGACAATAGTCAATCAATTCAAAACTTTTATCCTTAATTATATAAAACTTACTGATAATACATTACTTGAACCATCCGAATTTCTATTTGAAAAATTTCCAAATATACGTCTTAATACATGTCTTCTAAATTGTGAATTTGTTAAATACATTCTCTCGTTTGTTTCTGTATCTGTATATCTAATTAAATTTGAATCTCTTAAAATACTATGTCTACAATTTGGACAAGTTTGATGACTTATTAACCAATTTAATAAAGAATCATATTTAAAAATATGACCACAATTATCAATTATTCCCACATCATCATCTGGTTCAAATTCTTCTTGCGTAATTGCACACATTGTATCATTTGGATTTGGGACATCTCTATATTTTAATTTTGTAATAGACCTTGCTATTGTATTTATTAAATTTTCTCTTGATAATTCCCTATAATAATTATTTATTCTTTGTTCTCTTTCTTCAATTGTTTCTTGATTTTCTACTGTATTTACTGGATAATTTACTTGTTCATTATTTGCTCCTATATTATTCACTTGTTCATTATTTGCTCCTATAT